GGCGCAATCGCTGACCTCCCACAGGAGGAGGCTGAGGGCTTGATCGCCTTCGGTCTGGCAGACCATGTGCAAGATGTCGACGTAGAGGCACCAACGCGCCACGTAGAGCGCGCCAAAGTATCAAAGGCTATGAGGACTGCCACCATTGAGCAAAGAGAGCCTGACGTGGCTCCTGAAGGGGAGTAGTGGCGACTACCGTCCTCAGCGGCCAGACCACCGTAGGGGTCACCCCAACCCTGATTACCACTGGTGTAGTAGGTGCGTCCCACCTCTATCTTCACGCTCCTGCAGGTGGCAACTCCATCTACGTTGGCGACGCAACAGTGACTACCTCAACAGGTCTGGAGCTGCACAAGAACACAACGCTAGACGTGTGGCTTCCAGAGTCAGGCAAGTTGTACGCCGTAGTAGGATCAGAAACTGCAACACTCCCTTGGCTATTGACTGGAGGTCGCTAGATGTCTTACGCAACACTCGCGCAGTTCAAGGCGGCTGTCGGAATCGGCACCGCTGACACCGCAGACGACTCTGCGCTGCAGAACGTACTCGATGCAACCGACACGCTGATTGACCTGTACTGCGACCGCAAGACCGGCTTCGGCACGGCGAGCGAGACACGGTTCTACACCGCTGAGGACTATCAGTACGTCTTGACCGACGATCTTGTCAGCGTCACCACGCTTCAGACCGACGATGACGCGAACGGCACCTACGAGACCACGTGGACCGCTGGCACCGACTTCGTGCTCGCTCCTGTCAACACGAACCTAGACGGCTTCCCATACACCGAGATTGACACGAGCGTCTCGTGGCCGCGCAACTTCCCAAAGGACGTCTTCCTTGGCGTGAAGGTGGTCGGAGTCTTCGGCTTCCCTAGCGTCCCAGCCGCCGTCGTTCAGGCGGCAATCATCCAAGCTGGAGCCGTCTGGTCATCGCGCACCTCGCCATTCGGCGTCATCGGCTCGGCAGACCTTGGAGGCATCCTGCGTCAGGCGCGAGCGCTGCACCCAGAGGCCGCACTGATCCTTGATCCGTACCGAAAACGAGGCGGCTTGGCTCGATGACCGACCTCACGATCCTTGACGCACTCGCAGCTCGTCTGGAGGCTCAGACTGATCCGACCGGCTACGTGCTCCGCAAGGCATACGCCACGCCACCAGAGAGCCTGCCAGTCGTGCCATCTGCCGTCCTATTCCCTGGGGACGATTCAATCACCGTCGGAAACGGCAATCGCAGCACCGTCCTGACGGTCGCCGTCCGCATCTACCTCCTGCCAGTTCCTAGGATGGAGGACAAGTACCGCGACCTCTACACCTGGCGCTCATGGCTACGGACTGCCTTTGACGGCGCCGTGACGATTAGTGGAAATGCCGTGCAGGTCGCAGTCACTGCGACTAGACTCGGCACAGATACGTACGCCGATCAGGACTATCTGACGGTTGAAGCAGATGCGGAAGTGACGGTCTTTGACACCGTGACCTTCACCGCGTAGAGCAAGGAGAACAGGACATGCCAAGCTACGGCGCAAAGGCTCTGACGCGAATCGCTACCGCGTCGCAGGCTTCTTTTGGTACGGCCGCTTCAATCGGCACCGCTACCGGCGAGATCCTCTTCACGGAGACCACAGGCGCTCTCGATCTCGGCGTGACCGTTGATCTTGGAGAGACCACCTCAGTCGGTAAGCGAACGGCAATCCAGGCAACACGACCAACGATCACCGGCAGGCAGCCAGTGTTGACAATCGCCGAGGGTCCTGCATCCATGCGAACCCTTCCGCTGATTCTTGACGCAGTCGGCGCAGCCGTCACTGGCGCTGGTCCATACACGTGGACGTGGTCGCCAACACAGGGCGACGTTGACACGCTCGTCTTCTACTCGTTCCTCGTTGAGGATGGCGTGCAGAAGTATCTCGTGCGCGACGCAGCGCCAACAGAGATCACCTTCTCGGCTGACGCGAACGGTCTGCTCCAGGCTGGCGCAACCTTCGCCGCAACGACTGCAGCAACATCCTCACTCGCCTTCCCAACGGCACTCCCAGCGCAGCCAATGCTCGCTGGCCGCTTGATGAAGTTGAGCACGGACACGAACTTCCCAGACAAGGCAGGCTCTGGCGCGACGGACTACACGTCGATCACCGCGTTCAGCCTCACGATCTCAACTGGCGTGGGCATGATCACAGCGCTTGATGGCAGCCTCACCGCTGCAACTGCCGCGCTGACCGGCTCGCTGGATGCGACGCTCACCTTGACGGTGGCGAGCAACTCAGCCGCTGGCACGACCTTCCCAATCACGGACATTGCCACGCAGAAGTATCTGCGACTCTTCGGCACGACGTCCGACAGCTACGGCGTGTGGATTCTCGGCTCATGGGAGATCGAGAACATCGTTCCGCTCTCGTCGGATCAGGACGGTCTCATCGTCAATGAGGTCACCTGCCGACTGGCGTACGACACGACTTCAGGCAAGTCGCTTGAGATCGTTGTTGATTCACCACTGAGCGCAGCGCCGTAATAGCAGCGCCGTAGGGCGCACGTAGGAGGGCAAGATGGACGTCGTACTAATCACCCTAGAGGGTGAGTTCGCAGGCTGGCACGCAGAACTTCGCAAGAACGTCTCAGCGCGCATCCTGCTCGATCTAGAGTCAGGCAACGCAGGCAGAGCGCTGCAGGCGTTCTCCAAGATGGTCCTCAGCCACAACTTCAAGGGGCTTGATGGCAATCCCTGCGACGATGTGCTGGACGCTCCGGTGGATGCACTGACGCAGACGATGGAGAAGTGGGGCAAAGGGAATCAAGCGGACCCCAAGTAAGGCTCGCTGCACGGCGGCTCTCAGTCGGTCAATCGGTTGTGGTGCCACCAGAGATCATGTTCCACATTCTCGCCGAGAAGTTCGGCATGTGGCCAGATGAAGTGGCGAGCCTACCGCTGGATCAGGTGCTGCTCGCATGGACAATCCATACGGAGATGCAGCCGAAAGGGAAGTGATGGCAAAGGGCATCGTAATCGAGGGGAAGTTTGACAGGAACTACGATCAACTTCGGATCGGCTTCCTGAAGGGTTCCAATCCGAGCGCCTTCAAGCGCCTCATGACCTTCGCCACACTCAACGCAGCTCGCACGCTCCAGAAGCCGATCAAGGAGAAGGCTCCCAAGGGCGAGACTGGCAACCTGCAGAAGCAGATCAAGGCACGCAAGGCACGATTCAACAATCCTGCCGCTGTCGTGGGTATCAAGGGTGGGCGCAACGGCGTGTTCTATGGCTGGCTGGTCGTGGGTGGAACTGGAAGCCGCCGCACCACACGGAACGGCATCGTCGCCGTCAAGCCGGTCAAGGCTCGACCATTCGTTGACGATGTGGTGAAGCGCAAGACCAACATTGACCGAGCCGTAGAATCTTACTCAAAGACCATCTCGTCGTTCCTCAATGACGAGCCGTTCCGAAATACCATCTTGAAGTTCAAGAGAGGGAATCAACGCTGATGGCTGCAAACCAGACCGCTAACTTCGTCGTAAAGGCAAAGGATGCCGCCACAGGTCCGCTGGGCAAGGTCGGCAGTTCAATGGGCAAACTTCGCCGCACGGCAGGCACGGTGTTCAAGGGAATCGCCACCGCCGCCATCGCAGCAGGTGCTGCGCTTCTCGCCTTTGCGTTCAATGCAGTCAAGGCCGCAGCGGATGATGAGAAGCAGACTATTCGGCTCAACGCCGCGCTGAAGGCGCGAGGCTTCCAGTTGGATCAACTCGCTCCGAAGATTGACGATCAGATCAAGGCGATGCAGGCTCTCGGATTCACCGACGATCAGGTGCGTGATGGGTTAGAAGTCGGATCACGATTCTTCAAGAATCAAGAGCAACTTCTTGCAGCAAATGCCACCGCAGCAAACATTGCCGCAGCAACTGGCATGGAACTCAGTGACGTAATGACCGCACTTGGTCGTGGCGCCGCTGGGAGCACACGAGGTCTTCTGAAACTAGGCATCCAGGTGGAGAAGGGCGCCAAGCTCAAAGACATTCTCCGAATCGCTGATGAGAAGTATCTTGGCGTGGCTGAGGAAGTCGCCAACAGCACGAGTGGCAAGTTCGCCGCGGCGCAGATTCGCTTCAACGAAGCCATTGAGAACTTCGGCGCAAAGTTGCTGCCGATGCTCAACGAGGCGCTGACCTTCCTGACTGAGACTGCTCTTCCTGCCTTTGAGAGCCTTATGGAGGACCTAGGACCGATCTTTACCGACCTCTTGGACAACTTTGTGCGGCCGCTGGTTGATTCGTTCGGTGAACTTGCAGCAGTGTTCGAGAGTGCTTCAGGTGGCGTCAGTGTTCTTGAGGCCGCACTCTTTCCTCTCAAAGTGCTACTCACAGCAATCAAGGTCGTCATTGACGGCATCGTTGCAGGGCTGAAGATCATCAAGGCTGTCGGAGACTTCGGAAAAAATCTGCCCAAGCCGCAAGGTGGTGCTGCATACACGACATCCTATGGCGCAACCCCAGGAATGAGCGGCGGTGGCAACAGCACCTACATCATCCCAGTCTCGATCGGCACCGGCAAAGTCGACACCGTCGTTGCCGACTCAATCAAGAGGATCGGACCAGGACCTCGGCGAGGGCGCTAAGTGGCAAACCCATTCAGCCTGATCGTCGCTGGAGTTGACAGCGGCGCCAACCTTCTTGACCTCCCTGCTCCGTCTGCGCTGACCACGCCGTACGTAGAGCTGGGGTCACTCTCGCTCACGCTCTCTGGAGACGGAGACGGCGGCTCCATGAGCTTTGACGTCATTGAGAGGAAGACGCCTGGTGGAGGACCTTGGTGGAAGTCAGGCGCAGTCCACGACAATGCTCGCGTCCAGTTCTTTGACAGCCGCTACAGCGCCACCACGCCGCTCTTCCTCGGCTTCATCACCAACATCACCGGCACGATGCTGGAGAACGGCCTCGGCTCGCGTGCAAGCGTCACCGTCGCAGATGCCGATGAGTGGCTCAGCCGCACCATCATCCGCAACGGCAAGACAGGCATCCGCGCCACCTCCTTCGTGGACTCCTTCACGATCGGCAAGGACTCATCAACGGACCGCGACATCATCAACGGTCTGCTGAAGCGTGTGCACGATCAGGTCAATGACTCGACCACTCGCCAGATCCTGAACACCGCTGTGATCACCGGATCAACTCGCGCCATCTACACCGGCTCCGCTCAGACGATCGGCAAGCAGACCTTCAAGGCGACCACCCTGCAAAGCGCACTGGATCAGGTGGCAGAGGAGGCAGGAGGCTCTGCTGACGTGCAGTACCGCTACTTCATTGACGGCGACGGACGCCTCAACTACGGTCCGAAGACCGCAGCGCCATCCTTCGCCAACGCTCCTGCGGAGATCGTCACTGATCCTGCGAGCGTGCAACTCGGAAGCGTCTCATCGGTGACGCGCCTCCTGTCGCGTGATCTGTCGGTCAACCTTGACCACAGCGAGATCGTCAAGGGGATCTTCGTGCAGGCTGACTCTACCTATGCGCGCTACGACTCCAACCAGACCTATCCCACCGCACCGACCAACGACCCCTACTTCCGAACCTACACCGGAACATTCAGCCGCAACGGAGCAGGGCTGGCGAGTCGCAGTGGTCCACTCGGCAATGAAGTCTTCTCCGCGCCAAAGATCGCCAAGAAGGGCGACCGAGGCGCAAAGATCGGTCAACTCACTCGTGCCACCTTCGCCTCACGCGCTCAGCCAGTTCGCACCGTCTCCTTCATGGTCTGCGGTTCCGATCTCTCACAGACCTCCGCGCCAGACTGGGAGTACGGCCTGAGCCAAGGCTACGCACTCACCGCCGCTGCAACCTACAATCTGATCAAGGCATGGCTGCCAGGTCAGTACGTCAAGGTCACCGCACCTGCGCTCGATCTCTCCGCTACTATCCTCTACATCGCCACCGTGACGATGACCTTCGCACAGGGTGGCGGCTCCTATCAGGTGGAGTATGAGATCCAGGCAGACTTCCGGCGCAAGTACCTCAAGGGTCTGCGCGGACTCACAGGAGGCGAGTAGACGATGGGCAAGTACGGAACGAACCTAGAGGGCTTCGGCGGCTTTGAGGGTGATGTCAATGCCGATAACGGCGCGACGCTTGTCAGTACGGACAGCGAAGGGGAGAACTCACAACTCTTCGGCCCTGCTGCGCTGCGAGAGATTCAGGCAGGCGTTGCCAATGGTGACTTTGAGATCCTGCCAGGCGACGCTGCTTCGGCGATCAGCGACGAAAACCCTTTGCCGTACTTCTCCTTCACGGATAACTCAAGCGGCAGGATCGTAGCGTCCGTTGCAGACAGCACACTTGCGACTGGACAAACGGTCTTGCGATTTACGCTTACGAACGCAATCAACGCAGATGAGCTCTACTTCACGCGCTACGTGCCAGTGCCAACTTCAGAGGCTAGAACCTATGGCAACCAACCACGCGTCGCAATCGCGGCAGCAACATCTTCAGCCAACTACAGGATCACTTGGTCGGCGCAGTATGTGAAAGCAGACCAAGTGACTACGACTGGTACTCTTGCATCAGCATCTGTGACAGGAACAACGATGAACGCGGCGGTAAGTGGCGGCACGACTGGCGCTGAGTACCAACTCAACCCAAACAGCACTGGTTCTGCGCCAGTAGACGCTGCGTATCTTTTCATCAAACTGTCGGTCAACGCAACTGGGTCAGTGGCAAGCGCAACGCTCGATGTCGCAGAGATCCGTATTGACCGCTCGCAAATCCAATACCTTTTGACGGATCAGTCGTACCCTGATTTGTACGGTGCTGGCTCTTTGTACCTGTATCAAGGAACCACGTGGCTGACTGGTCCCAGCAAAGGCGTCGGATCAGAGCCAAGAATAAATCTTTCTGGTCAGACAGGAAGCATCACCATTGACGCAACTGAAGTTGGCAGAACCATCACGCTGACCAGCGCCTCTCGAACAGGCAGCACGGTCACAATCGTCACAACAAGCGCAAACGAGTTTCAGGCTGGTGGCGAAATCGTGGTGGCTGGGATCACTGGTGCCGCAGGAACCTCAATGAATGGCACCTTCATTGTCGCCAGCATCACAAACGCAACGACCTTCACCTACACCGCCGCTGGTACGGCAGGCTCTGGTACCGTCACGAGCGCAACGGTCAGAACAAACCCAGGCTTCGGCAGCATCTATCTCAAGCCAGCCGCGACCGCCAGCGGTAAGGTCGAGGTTGAAGGCAGGATGGACGTTGACAGTATGTTCACCGCAGGAAACATCGCAAGCGGCACGGCTACAATTGACCCAGTTACTGCAAACGTTGTGAGTAGCGTAAACGTCACTGGCTTGAGCGTGAAGACATCGGCAGCCTCGCCAACCGATCTCAATGTGTCAATCCTCGTGACGGCGATCTCTGCCGCCGCAGCCCTCAGAAGTTGCACCGCTTCAGCACCAACATTTAGCGGATCAAACTTGACTGGTTTCACGGCAAACATCTTCAGGACTAACACCACTGCCACAGGCGTGTGGTTCCTTGCAATAGGGAGGTAGTATGGAAGAACAAGAGTTGGGCACCGTGCTAATGGATACGACGTGCAGGACAGAGGGCTGCGTCAATGAGAACGTGACGCACAGAATCAACGCCGCAGTGAACGCCGACGGCATCTTCCGTGTTGTGTGCGGCACGTGCTCGAAGGCCGTCACCGACATCGTGCCGGTAGACGAATGACGCCACGCCAGATTGACAATCTGATCGAGCGCATGGACGCGCACTCTCGCAAGCTGGACGAGGTCCGATCTGACGTGGACAGAATCAAGGGAGGTCTGGTGGTCATCGCCGCGCTGCTATTCAGCGTGCTGGTGCCACTACTTGCATCGCTGCTCACTAAGTGAAGCGCGCCGCGTTCCCACTTCTGGGCATCATCTTTAGCACCCTGCTCTTTCTGCCCCTCGTGCGTGCCGCCGATGGCGAGATCAGCCGGACAGTCACTGAGACCAGGGACTACTTCGTGGTGGTCACCGAGCCTACGCTCTTCACCGCTCGCACCCAGCTCTGCGATGAGCCAGCCGTGCTCTGGTGCTCGCCGCCACCTGCAGGTCACTTCATGGACTCTGCCTTGTGGCTCTACAACGCGGCAGGCTCGATCATCGCCTCCAGTGATGACGACGGTGTCTCCTACGCCTCGCTGATCCAGATCTCCTTAGAGGCAGGCTTCTATCGGCTGCGCGCAGGGCGCTTCGGACCATGCAACTCAACAGGCTGCATGCATCCAGAGGAGCCGTTCCCTACAGGAGGTTCTTACGAGCTGCTCACCAATCTGCCGCTCGTGCTAGATCCGACGCCGCCTGTGGCGTCGCCACCACCGATCCCATCCGAACTTCCAAGTGAAGAGCCATCTGTGGAGCCGTCGCCATCTCCAACGCCAGAGCCGTCACCATCTATTGAACCAAGCATCGAGCCGACACCGACACCGGAGCCGACTCCAAGCGAGGAGCCAAGCATTGAACCAACACCAACGCCAACACCTGAACCAACACCGACTGCCACACCACAGCCGACGGCCACGCCTCAGCCGACGCCAGTTCCTACTCCGTCAGTCTCCCCTTCTCCTGATCCCACTCCTGTTCCTACTCCTGAGCCAACAGAGTCCCCTCTGCCGTCTGTAGAACCGAGCGTGGAGCCAACGCCAGAGCCAACGGCTCCACCAAGTATCATTGACGAGACTGTTGCCGAACTCGCCGCCGCTGTTTCTAGTGCAGTGGACGCCACTATCGGTCGCGTCGCCAACCTTGGCAAGGACTTATCTCCTGCCGAGAAGGAGAAGGCGGCACCGGTGGCAGTCGCCATCGTCATCAGTCAAGTGGCGAGCGCCGCTGTCGCTGCAGCCGCAACCGCATCAAGGAAGGTAAGCAAGTGATCAACCGCATCATCGTGGATCTCGTAGGTGGCGCGTGGACCGTGCTCGGTCTCCTGTTCGCCGTCGTGGTGCTCCCAGAGGGAGCAACGCAGGAGACGATGGCATGGCTCTTCGGAGGGCTGACGCTGATCTGGCTTGTCACAGGACCGCTCAGGTGGAGGGAGTAATGGCGAACGCCACCGATCACATCGAGGACATCGGAGGGCAGGGCTGGACTCGCGTTGACACCGCTCCTGGCGAGTGGGTCGCACTCGTGCCAAATGAGAACAACAGCGCCTTCGGCGGCACACTCTGGAAACTCGCTGACGATGGCAACTACTACGCCGAGGGAGTGACTGAGGGTCATCCGATCAGTGCAGCACTCGGCTTTGAGGCTGCGGCACGAGCCGTCGCAGTCCACGTCAAGAAGGAGATCGGAGGGTAGTCGTGCAGTACCGAGTCAAGTCGCAGCTCTATTCAGACGCAGAGGCGCAGAAGAAGAAGGGCGCAATCCTAGATGACTGCGGAGCATCCAGCGCGGCTGCGGCCGTGTCGTGGGCGTCTGGCTACACCGCTGACTTCAGCGCGGCAGATGGCGTCGCAGCAAAGGCGAAAGCCACCGGCAGGAAAGAGAAGCAGGGCGTCTCGGATAACGGATCGTCACTCCCAGAACTGATCAAGACCGTCAAGGTGCTCGGCGGCTCCGCTCGACCAGCGAAGTCGTGGGCAGATGCAATGGAGGCAGGCAAGCAGGGCGCCGCGCTAATCATCTGGGTGCAACAGGCAGTTGGCTACGACCCTGCCGTCAAGATCTCAAAGTGGCACGAGGTCTGGAAGTCGTACTGGAACAAGACCGATCCAAAGATCGTCAAGGCAGGCTACGGCCACATGACCAGCGCAGGCTGGTCGCAGGATCTGGGCTGGCAGTGGGCATGTCCGACGCGAGATGACCGCAAGAAGGCTGAGAAGTTTGGCGTGCCGGTCACTGAGGCGCAGTTGCGATCCATCGCCTCATCCAAGGTCAAGGTCAAGAAGGCTGGGGCTGACTACAAGTGCGTGGTCATCGTCACGCACCCAGGCGGCAAGGTCGCTGCGCCAAAGCCTCTGGACAATCCCACGCCTGTGGTAGCACCAGAGATCACCCCACCACCTGCTCCTAGAATCGTCGCAGAGGCACCTAGGAGCCACGCAGAGCCACGCAACGTGCCAAAGGGTGTCAAGACACCTGACGCTGTTCAGGCGCAACTGAATCAACTCGGAAAGGCTGACTGGGGTGCAATCGCCACTGGCAGTCTGGCCGTACTCAACGCGGCAGCCGCCGCTACAGGAAAGGAACAAGGCATGAACCGCATCTTCGCCGGACTCAAATACATCGCAGACAACACTCAGGTGGACGAGATCGTCCTGGACTTCGTCAAGACCTTCCTCACCGTGAGCATCTCGGTGGCACTCGGACTGGGCATCCCACTGCTCGACATTCAGGGTGGCGACTTCCGTACCATCGTCTCCGCAGGTCTCGCCTCTGGGCTGGGCATCGTGGTCAAGGCGCTGGACCGAGATAACTCGTCCTACGGCCTCACAAGGAAGTAGCTCGTGCCTGTCGCAGTCAGGCTGCCATTCGGCTGCTGCGACATCTGCCAGATGCTGGCTAGGGTCTGGGAGGTGGAATCTGGCGACGTCCTGCTCTGTGGCGTCTGCCTTCGGCTCCTTGTCAGCCTGAGCCTAGAGGACTCTTCACAGCCGTCCTAGGCGGCTCCCCTGGGTGGTCCCTCCCCACCCAGGGGCTATCCATCCT